TACTTAGATTATCTTCTGTTTCTATCCATCCTCCCAGTTCTCATTTACATACATATGAAAAGTTTCTCTTAGCTTTTATCTGATATAGTTTCACTCAATTAAATTGTCTTGTCTTGTCTGTTAATTCATATTTATCATTCATAATCTGTTAATTGTTAATTAATTAAAAACTTCCTTTGAATCCATTCTCTCCTCCTTCTATAATTAATTGTGCTTGTTCTCTGGTTATCTCCTCTGCTAAGTAAGTAGGGAGTGGAGCATTAGCCTCGTGTTCTCATTCTAGTGTGTTGATAAAGTTAGTCTTACCCTTAGGATCTAGTTGCATATAGTATGTGTACTGTCCTATTGTTAAACTTACTCATCCTATTATATAATCTTTTGGTTGTTCTGTTGTTTGCATTATTTATATAGTTTATTAACTAAAGTTGGTATATCTATCCCTGTCGATAGCTGTATTGTCTGTTTTATATTCTTTCCCATCTCTTCTGCAATAAGTATCATCTGTTCTTGTGTAAATCATTTACTAATTCAATGTCCTATAGATACATTTCAAAGGATATGCATAAATATTTGTGTAGCATTTAATAAATCAGTTTCATTATAGACTTGCCCATTAATAGCCTCACTAGCATCTAGTGCTAAAGCAATATGACTATGTGTATCTAGTGTACTTTTTATATTTCCTATTAGTTCATCTCTTTTATTTGTATCCATAATGTTTATATTATTTAATAAGTTTAAAAGATTCGCCTAGTTTTTCTTGTAGTTCTTTCATTGTGTATTCTTTTATAGGTATATGTTTAATTGATTGTCTAAAGTATAGGCTTCAATTATCAAGGACAACATATCTATCTCCTGACTTGTCTTTTTTTCAATAGTCAAACATAAGTTCTACTTCATGTCAATCCAAGTCAAGAACCATATTTCATTTTTTAAACTCTTCTAACTTCTTAGATCCTTCTACTAACTCTACCATTTCATCAGTGTAGTATTCGTATCAGTTATCTAATTCATAATTACTATAATCAACGTGCGTTATTGTATATTCTTTTCATTTTTCTAATTCCATATGTCCAAAATAATTACATTCTCCATACTCTTTGTCAATCTCCAATCCTTCTCTAACTCTCACTTTGTCTCATACTTTAAGTTTCATAATGTTTATTATTATTTGATAATCTTCTCTATCCTTCTTTCATATATCCTTATGGTTCTAAATTCAGCAATTCAGTCTGGCATCATTTCTCTTATCCTTGAGTAGTAATAGAATCCGAATAGTCATAACTTTCTTCTACTTTTTATTCCTATTTCCATAATCTTTGTATTTTTAAAAGTAAATTAATCACAGCTCATAGCAGCGACATTTTAAAGTCGTTCCATTTTATCTGCAGTTCTTCTTCCTTGTAACTCATGCAGGTTTTTACTTCCTTTCAAAACTCCTCCTCCTCATGTAACATATCGTTTGTAAGATACATATTTTGTGAATTTAAAGCAATTTGCCTATCAAGCAGCATTTTTATAATTTTATCCATTTGTTCTGTTAAATAAATCAAGTAATAACTCGTATTTGTCAGCACCCTGTTCAATGTAGGAAATACCCAGTTTAAAGCTTTCAATTTCTGCCAGGGTTGTTTTATCTTTCAGTTGCCAGGCGTGCTGTATTTTCCAAATTTTAGCTTTGTATATTTTGTATAGGTCTTTTATCCCCAGGGCTTCGCCGTACTTTTTACAGTAAAACTGCAGCTCCTGTTCTTTACTTGCAAACTTTTCTCACATATTAATATTTATATTTAATTAATAGCTCCCTATCCTGGAGTTTTATGTACGGGTCGTCTATAATTACAACCAATTTATCATCAACATTTACTTTTTCCCTTTTCCAAAATGTTCTATATTTAAAATACTTTTTGCGTATCTCGTGGGCTGTTTTTTGGTTGCAGCATATTTTTTCAATGTGCTTATCCTGGAATATTTTTGCAATATTCATTTTCTAGTTGTTAAAATTATCAAGCATTTTTCCTGCAAACTCTGCAAATTGAGAATTTAATCAATTATATTTTAATCAAAGTGTAAGTAATATTTGCATATCTTTACTTGCAGAAATTTGGCTGATTGTATTGCCTGCCTCCATGTCGCATGTTTTAAATACACAACCCTCAAACTCGTCTTTGTCTGTTTCAATAACAATATATTTATCGTCAATTTGTGCAAAGCTTAAAATATTCACTTTTTCACCGTTTCTTCTTTTTAAAGGGCTTCTATCGTTTGTTTGGTTTTCATAAATACAAGCCTCCATTTCCTCAATTGTATAATTTTTCATAATAATTATTTTTTTAATGTTAAAATATCATAATCCCCCTCGCTGTTGTAATTACTCATCCATAAACTCAAAATATCACCAGCCTCCTTTTTTGTAATATCAAACTCCTCTACAATGTACGGTCTAGCTCCAAACATATTAATTGTTGCACCTTCCCTCAATTCATTTAAAAACAACATTACGTCTTTTTCTATTTCTGTCGCTTTTCTTGTTTCTGCAGTCATACCTGTTTTATTTAAAAGTAAATTGCAACCTGTGAATTGTTCCCACTTATTTTAAAAAGTTTATCACAAGGTGCAAACTACCTTTAAAGTAGTTCTAGCAATATTTGTAAAAATATTCTAATATTGCCAATTGTTGGTGTTTTGGTTGTGCATACAACTTGTCCACCAGTTCTATTTCCTGTCCGTGGTTTTTTATTTCTTTCATACCAGCCAGGGCGTCTTTTTTGTTCCCGTTTATAAAATTTTCAACCACTGCGTCAATTTGTAAATCGTCCATGCTATTATTTTTTAGTAATAAATTTCTTTCCAAACTTTGCGTTTAATATTGTTTTAACTTCTCTCCATGCAAACATTTTTAATCCTCTTTCTCAATTTTCAAGTTCAAGTATTTTTTTATCAATAAATACAAACCCTGTTTTCCATTCTTCTTTTATTGGAGAGGTAACCATTATTTGAAATATATCTTTTATTATCTGTTTTGCCTCTGCTGTTATTTCTTTTTTTGTTATTGTTGCCATACCTGTTGTGTTATTTATTAAGTAAGTGAATTGTATAGTTTTTTAATTTAATTGCAAAACTTTTTTTACTTTAATTGCAAAACTACCTAGTCCGTGGCTTTGTCATGTAGATACTTTTTTCCACTTTTTACATAAATAATACATTTTGCTCTGTATATCCTGGCAAGATGTGTTTCTTTTGGGCTTGCATGATGCATAATACGATGTATTTCTGCACTTAATCCCACTCCCTGGTCTGCGTCGTTTCTATTTTTACCTCTGTTTGCCTGGCTTCAAAAATATACATGATGATAATCTATTATTGGGTCACCAGTTATTATGCAAACTTTGTCCCTGGCAAGGATTATATCCTTTGTTTTTTGCGTAAATAATGCAGGTGTATTATTGTTTGTTTTAGAAACAGCATTTATTTTGCTTGTGCTGCGTTTTAGAGGTGTTCTCTTTATGTTGACCCCTCAGCCGTTATTAAAACAATCCTGGCTACAGAATTTTTGCATTGGGAACGCATTTGGCTTTTTACAATACTTGCATATTTTCGCCATAATGTTTTTTTTTAATAAGATTGTAAAATAATTCCGAAATGTTCGTAACTATGCACTCAACTCCTCCTGGTGAAGTATTTTAATGTCTTTGCTGCAATGTAACAATGCAACGGATATTTTATTTGTAACTTTGGATATTCTCTCACAAGTTTTCCTCCCTGGTATACTTTTATCATTTACGTTTCATTTATAATATAATCAAGTTCCTCTGCAGTGAACGGGGCGTTTATATATTCAAAGTCATAATCAGTGAAGTCCTCCATTTATATTTTAAACCCCGATGTAATTAGTTTTTTTTCAACCATGTCTGCAGAACATGCAAAAAAAGCAATTCCTCCCTCCTCTCTTATCTGTCTTAAAAATGTTTGCTGCTCTATTGCGTGTTCGTATTTTTTTGCTGTTGTTTTTTGTGTCATTGTCGCCCTGGCAAATCATAATTTTAATTCTTCCATTGGCTGCATAAAAAATTTCATTTCACTTGGGCGTTTTACTTCAATACAAACAAACTGTCATTTGCATAAAAAAGAAATATCAGAAATTCAACGCCTAACATACGGGTTTGTATTTTTAAAATATGCGTCTGCTGCTTTGCTGTAAAAACCTTTTATGTCATTTTTCCATACTGCTTTTATACGCAAACGGTATTCAATCCATTGTAATATTGAAAGCTCAATTGGGTCTTCTTTTGCCTGGGGCATTACGGTTTTTCTTGCCATGGTTTTTGTATTTACTTTTCTAAATTTGTTTCCTTGCGAGTTTCCTTGCTTGCAATCATTTTATCGTTTGTTTCCAGGTCTATTTCCAGCATGTTATGCTTTCAGCAATTAATGCAGTTTCAAGCCCCCTGGTTCATTATACCTGTTTGCATAAACATTGACGGCTTTGCTCGCTGTCAGTAACCACAAGCCCAACAATTAAAGGGATAATCAGCTTTTAAAGTTATATGTTTCATAATTATTTTAAATTATTTATATAAAAATTCTCCTGCAGCTTTGCTTCCTTTTTTGTTTTTCAATAACTCATAATAAATGCAACAATCCAAAATACAACAGTCCAGCCAAACAGTACATTTATAGTATAAACGCCCCACTGGTTCACGGTGTCCCTGCTATATGCTACCATACACGGTAAAAAATACAGTATAATTATAATCAATGCTCCAATTAGTCCTTCGTTCATGTGTTTAAAATTATGTTTTTAAAGTTTTTCCCTTTTCAATTATATCCTTTCTTTTGTACTGCTCCCACTCTTTAATTTTTGTTGCAGTGGTTGTAATACCAAACTCCAACTCCCTTTTTGCAAAATTTCTAAGTTGCAAGTCCCTGTCTGCAATAAATGCTTTGGCTCTGCGTCACTTTGAGTTTTCCAGGTGTTCTTTTACAACTTTTTGCACTTTTTTCCTGGTGTTTTCCTCCTCCCTCTGCATTTGCCAGTATTTATCCGGGTTTGTTTCCTGCAGCTGCTTTTTTTCCGTGCTTCACATTAAAGCAAGTGTCCTGGGCTTGGCAGCTGCTGCAGCAATTGCAATAAATTGTTTTACTTGCCTTGAACTTTTAACATTTGAAATTGTTAAATCATAGTTAAAATCTCGTAAATAAATCGTTTTTTTACCAAGTGCCAGCCTTTTATCACGTTCTAAAATATACGTTTCAATCGGCATTTTTAAATGAAATTCCTCATTGTCGTATGTTTTTATAATTGTAATTATATTTATATTTACTGGCATTGTTTAAATTCACTTATCAAATAAATCTTTTTCAGTAATCCCCAAGTAAGCATTTATCGCTGGTTTGTTTTCCCTAAACTTTTCAATAAATACCTCAAAGTATCTCATGTTGTGTTTATTCTTTTTTCTAAGCTTCATAATACTTTGCATATTTTTTTGCCAAAAATTGTAATCGTCATATCTCAACCACATTTCTTTGGTATATGTAAACTGCAGCAAGTATTTTATTTCTGTTTCCTGGTAGTTATCCAATTGTAAAAACTTGCGTATCTCATCAGCCCACTCCTGCAACACTTCGTTTTGTGTTTTGTCCCTCAATAATATTTCCACTGACATTGAATTTCTTTCAATATGTGCGTCCAGGAAGTCTTTACATACCAAATACTCAAACGAGTCTGCAGCAAATTTATTTGCTGGAGCAAGAGATATATTAGTTGTATTATTCTCTGTATTATTACTTGTATTATTATCTTTTAACTTTCCAAGGGGAGGGTCTTTAACTTTTGTTGAGGAGGGTCTATAACTTATGTTTAATACCCTCTTTAATATTTGTTTAGTACCCTCTTTATAAATCATTAAAGAGGTAATATATCCCTTTTCCAACAAGCTTTTTATTACCAGGGAAGCCCTGGTTTTGGATATATCAAAGAAGTCTGCGAAGTACTCATTTTGTGCATAACATCACTCCTCATTGTCCAGGCTACCAATCTCCGTGTAAAAACACTTTTCCTGCAATGTAAGGTTTCTGTCCAGCCATACTTCTGCAGTAATCCAAACCCCTTTGAAATCCCTTGGCATTTTTTTCTTTACTTCATTTTCGCTCATGTGCATACCTGTTTATAAAAATAATGGAAGTTAAATATATTTATATTCTTATTTTTCACCACTCTTTTTATAAATCATTGGCTCACTGTATTTATTACAAAGCGTTCTGCATCTGTCATAAACTTTTTTGTGTGTTCTTTCTCTTTTACGGTGTTTTCTTGTTTGCTCTCTGTAAATATCAGCTTGCCTTTCATTTACTCTTTTCCCTTTTACAAGTGCAGCGTTTATAACATAGAAAGCGTCAAATTCCTCTATTAAAGCAAGTATTTCCTCGTCCTGGTTTTCTTTTACTATGTACTCAACAATTTTACCAAGTTTTCTTCAAAATGATTTTAACTTTTTTTGTTCAATATCCACAAGCAAGTTTGCTTCGTGTTTATCTTTTTTGTTTTGTGCTTCCATGTTCTCAATTTGTGTTTCAAGCTTTGCAATATTTTGGTTTGAAAGTTCTGCAGCTTTTTCATACTCACTGTTTTTATCAACCTCCATTGTAAGCTTGTCACCGTTTTCTGAGTCCCTGGCTTCAATACCTTTTATAAACTGTATTATGCTTGACGGTGCCTCCACTTTTAAATGTCGCATAATTGCATTTATAAGGTTTGTTTTTGTTTTAAAACCCTCCAGCAATGTTGTTAATTTTTCAAACAATCCTTTCAAGTTTTTTACCTCCAGTTTGTCTTCAATTTTACCAATAACAACTGCAGCTCTTACAAGTGAAAAAAGTGTAAAGGCAAGCAATAGTCATAATGTGATTTCTGTATTTGTCATAATGTTAAAATAAAAAATAAATTACTCTGCAACCTTGGCTGCTTGTTCTTCTAGTTCGTTTTTAATCAGTGTTCTTGCTTCTTGCTCTGTAACCGAAATCGTTGCTGCAATACTTTTTACAGTTTTATCACTTGGGAAGTAATCTTTACCTCCCGTGTAATTTTTATTAAACTTTCAGATATTTTTTCAACCATTGAAAATATTGGAAAGTGTTGTTGGGCTTTCAAAATCTTTCGCTTTCATACCTTTAAAACCAATATATTTTTTCAGTGTAAGTGTTGTTAAATCTATCATGTCCGTTTATTGTAAATAAGTAAAATTCTTTTGTATTGTTGTTTCCATTTCGCTGTACATTTCACAGTCAAAAAGGTTTTCCCTTTGAGCTTCTTCTTTTATTTCTGTTCTCCAAACATTTGGGTCTTTTGTTTCTTCCCATTTTGTTTGTATTTCAGCAAGTTTATTCAGTGTTGGTATAATCTGCTCCTTTCACTGTGTAACAACTGTTTCCGGTGGCATTTTTATTGATTGTGACGCAAACGGGAAAGTGCTAGACGCTACATCAAGTATCAACTCAAAGTTCTTATCAAAAATAAGTGTCCCCAGTATGTTATAAAAACTCATTGAGAAGTCATAACCATAATCCATTGCACTAAAATTAAACTTTTTAAGTTTACCTGTTGTTTTCATATCTCTTATTTCTCATTTTTCCTGTCCCTCTACATTTTCCATAAACCTGTCCAGGGTTGCTCTAAGTTGCAGCCCTTTATAATCAAACAAGAACTCTTTTTGTGTTTCATACTTTCCCTCAAAATTAAACAGTGGTTGCCTTTTGTACTCGTTTATCATACCAAGTACGTTTATAGAGTCTGCACCAGTCATAACAATAAGTCCGTCTGTCGCCCTTGCTTCAAGTTCTTTGGCACTTCATGTGCTATCTAGTCCTTTTTCTATACAAAGCACCTCCCAGTCGGCTTTTAACATCTTTTTTTCCGGCAAAAAGTATTTTTCTTTAAACTTCGCCTCTCAATAACTTATATAGTCATCAACTGCAGTTCATAATTTAAAGCATTTTTTTTCTGCAGCCTTGCCAGGCAGTTCCAAAATATATCTCATAAAATAATCCTCCGGCGAAAGTCTAAAAACTTTGAGTTTTGACGCTGTTATAAAACCTCTGTTTTTTATAGCATACTCGTCTGTCTGTTTTATTTGGTTTTCAGCAATATACATTTCAAGTGCTGTTTTATCCATATTGTAAGCTTTGTGCATAATTTATTTTGCGTTATTATTAAAATCATCAATTAAACTGTCCATTCCTGCCTCTACTTCTTCGTCGCTGTCTGCTTTTTTGTCTGTTTCTGCAAACCTATCTTCAATATCGTCGTTGAGGTCTGCACCTATTCAATACAGCTTTCCAAAATTCTTTGTTGCTTGCGATATTGCAGCCTGGATAACTGCGAATGTACTTATTGCAGGGTTTGCGTACATTTGCCAGCTTCACGATACCGTTTTTATGTTCTTTTGTCCAAAGAACTCACAAGTAAACTCCATTATTACAAAAGCATTATAAACTGTTTTTCCTTTTGCATTTGTCCCCTCTGCGAAATCTGATTTTACCATTTTGCTTTCCCACTTGAAGTTGAACAAAAAGTTTAGCAGCCTTTCCATTTTTCTTATTGGTATATAATCGCAAAGCTCGTCCTCCCAAGCATTCGTCACCTCATTTTTTTTACTTCAAATTTTCCTGGTTAATTTCCAGCTCGGGCGTGTGTATTGTAAAAACGCCAGCTTGTTTGCCTGGTGCATTGCAAATATTTCCACGCTTTTTGAATTAAACAACACTTTGTCCACATAGCTTGCAACTTGGGCGTCCATTTCTTTTTTTTGCTCGTCTGTAAGCACTGCAACTTCTTTTGACATACTTTTTTATATTAAAAATTAAATACTCCCAGTTGTACTTTTTCAAATACAGTAACTGTTTTTGCTTCCTTATCTGTTTCAATAACAAATTTATCTTTTGTTGCGTCACTTACTCAGTGTTTTTTCAAAAATAACACATAGGCTGCTTTTTGTGCTGCAGCAACATCGGGTTTAATATCGCCAGTTGTTTTTGTATCAGTAACTGTTCCGGTTTCTGTGTTTACACTGTCCGGCTTTACTGGTTCAACAGCTGGTTTAACCTCTGCAGCTTTTTTGCTTTCTTCAAGTGCTTTTTTATCGGTTTCAATTTTAGCGTTTGCGTCATCAATCTTTTTTTGTGCTGCGTCTTGTGCTGCTTTTTGGTCGTCCAATTTTTGTTGTGCTTCTTTTTGTTTTTTTGCTGTTTCCTCCTGCTCTTTTTTAAGTTTGTCTGCAGCTTCCTTTTCCTCTTTTTCTCTTTGTTCTTTTGCTTCCTGGTCTGCTTTTTCTTTTGCCTTTTTTTCTTCAAAAGCTGTTTTTGATTTTGCCAATAAATCTTCGTATGCTTCATCTGACATCATTTTTACAACAATATACTCCGGGCGATAATCCCAGGTTGCGAATGCGTCCACCCTGGCTTGTATTTTCTTTTGTTCTGCTTCCTCTTTTTCTCTTTTTACTCTCACTTTTTCATCATCAATTACTTTTTCTTTTTCGTGCAGGTCTTTTTCTACGGTTTGTACTATTTCAACCAGGGCTTTTGCCTCGGTGTTTATTGCTTTCACAAACTTGTTTGCTGGTGCAACAATTCTTACTCTTTCTGCTTCAATTACTTGTGTCCTTTTCTTTACAAGCTCCATACGGGCGTCATGTACTAATTTATATCCCTCCTTGTCTTCAATACCCTTTATGTCCAAGTCCTTTCTTGCGTCTGTAAATTTCTGCAGCTCTGCTCTCATAGGGTTGAAATTATCCAACTCCAAAACAGTTTTTGTCTTTACTGAAACAGCTTTTGTTTTTTTAATTACTGTTGCCGTTTTTTTCACTGGTGTTTTTTTTACCATACCTGTTAAATAAAAATATAAAAAGAGTTTAAACTCCACTGGGGCTTTCCATTTTGGAAAACACCTAGCAATCTATCTCCTCGCCCCTGGTGTTCATAGGGCAGTTATCCTCCAACCATTGGTCGTGTGTAGTTCCTGCAGCTTCAAACTTGTCTTTATCTCCCAACATATCAAACCAAATTAAAAAATAATATTATAATAAAAACAACAATTGCTGCTTTGCAAAACTCGCCAGCAAACTCCTCAAATTTTCTACTGTTTATTCTTTTTTGTGCATTTGTTTTGTACATGATTTTATTTGTTATATGTAAAGTATGCAATTGCAGAGTCCATTCCGTCAATTGCTGTTGAGTGTGCATGGTTTCACCAGTAATCATATCCAGCTTCCTTGCATATATCACGAAGCGAAATTGTTGAATAATCCATAAGGTCAAAATCTATTTTATATTTTTCCTGGAAATATACCTGCATATTTTTAAACAAAACGGCTGCACCTGTCCAGTCCCTTTGTCTTAAATGTATATCAATTTGTTTTATTGTTGCCATACCTGTTGCGTTATTTATTAAGTAAGTGAATTGTATAGTTTTTTAATTTAATTGCAAAACTTTTTTTAATTAAAATGCAAAACAATAATATTTTTGGCACAATAAAGGGGAAACAAAAGTAAATCTGTTTCCCCGATGTTTGCTATAAGTAGCTCTTAACTTGCTTATATTGATTTCCAGGTATGAAGTGAAAATGTTTTGCTCGTTTCCAAGCTGGTGTATTATAGCATTTTTTTTTTAATTGCAAACACTTATTTTGCCAACTCTATTTTTTGTCTTTCAATTTCAACTTTTTCTGCTCTTGCGTCTTTTACATTATTTATTGATATTTCAATAAGTTTATCAAGCCTGGCAATTTCGTTTGCTTTTTGTGTTCTCAATTCTTTTTGTGTTGTAAGTTCAAAATTTTCCTTTTTTTCTAAAAGCATAATTCTGTCCGTATATGTATCAAATAAAGTTACACCACTTCAAATTTCTGTCTTGTTTGCAGCTTCTGCAAAATTGTTTCAAACATGAGAAACAAAACTGTAAATAATTATATTAATCAAAATCAACCCTCACATCGCCCAGGCTGCTTTTTTTATCTTGCCAGGTAGTTTCTTCTTGTCTTCTTGTACGGCTTCAAAACTATCCTCCTCGTCTGCTTCCTCTAATAACAATATCGGCAGTTTATGTTTTTCAGTTTTTTCGTATTGGCTCACTTGTATAAAATCCTCGTCCTCATCAATCTCATGTAAAAATACTTTCCTCCCCTCTGCCTTTGCAATAAATTTTGCAGTGTTGGTATTACAAAAATCACTGTTTAAATATTCTGTTGCTGCACCTTTTATAATTTTGTATGTTTTTTCCATTTGTTTTTGTTTTTAAAATAAAAGTATTAAATAACTTAATACATATATATTAAAACACATATTTTGCATACACGCAAATATTTGCATATATTTTTGCATATAACGTTGTCAATTGGTGGTGTATTGATACCGTTCTGACACTGTTTAAATTCCTCCCCTCCCCTGTTTAGTAGCTGCATTAGGAAAACGGGTTTCCTAAACGTTCCTAAATTGGGGGTCGCTTAAGACAGCCATTTAATTATTCCAGCCCTCCCCTGGTAAAAAGTGCCGGGGGAGAGGTTTTGGCAATAAAAAAACCCCCGTTTCCGAGGGTGTAAGTAGTAAGAAGAAAGTATATTATTATTTCCGTGCAATCTATGCTGCAACCGAGATATAATCACCTCCTTTCTTTACAAGTTGTTGAGGAAGAAATGGAACATCATCGTAAATCAATGTCCCCTCCTCTGCTAACAATCCAAACTTTCGCAGCAAGTATTTTGCAAATTTTGACATATAAACCTCCTGTTGTTATGGACTCCCCAGGTGGGGAGAAAAAGAGGTTTTTACACCTCTGAAAGTTTACATGAAACTTTTTAATTCAAGATATTTAAGGTAGTTCGCCTCTGCCATATCTTCATAATTTTTATCCATTTTTTCATAAATTGCTGGTTTATCTTTCGGGTCTAAATCGTCCGAAATTTGTTTAAACCTGTTTGCATTTTGGAGCATAACATGTGCAAAATATTTCTTGTCTTCCTCAATTGTTGGGTTGTTGAAAACATCATTATCGTTGAGCCTTTCATGGTAATTATCAAGATACGCTTGTTGTGTTTCTGTCATCGCTGGGATAACTTAACAATCAAAACCACTCACCTTTCTTGCTTCGTCGTGTACTGACATAATATGTAAGTAAAAAAATAAATTATGGAGCTTCCCTTACGAGGAAACATAAATGGACTGCATCAGCTGCAGCCCTTTAAATTATCTGTTCATATTTCTAGCATACGCTCTTGCACTTTGAATTTCCATTAAAATTCTTGCATTGGTTCTGTCTTCATTTAAACCAATAAGCGTTCTAAATATAGGCTCATATCCTGTTTCTTTTAAAGCATTTTGCAGCACTTGGAAAAGGTCTTTGTTTTCCTGGTCTGCCATTGCAAGTTGTTCTTGGTCGAAGAAAGCATATTTTTCAACGAAAGGTGTAACCTTTTTTTCTTCCATTTCTTTTCTAATATTTGCAACAACAGCGTCTGCATATTTACGGTTTTCCTTTTCACTTACAATCATTGATACTTTTGTGTTAAACAAAATTTCCATTGCATATTCAAAAGGTATGTAATAACGTCCTTGTACGCCCCACGTATCGCCCCAGGTGTTTTCTACTATAAAATAGTCTTTGTACTCTCTGCCGTCCTTTGAATACACTGCATTTTCAATAAGTGTGTTATATCCGACAATATTTATTTTATGTCCTCCACCACTTCCAGGCACTGCAACAAAGTCGTTTTCTCTTAAAGCAGCCCAGTCAATTTTGTTTGTTCCAGTTGCTATTGTCCCAAATAATGCAATTGCTCTTTGCATATCTTCAACCGTTTTTATAAATGTGTATGCTTCAATCCAACCAAGGCTTCTTGCAGCTTTTGCACCATTTATAATATATGTCCCGTGTTTATCTATATCCGGGTCGAGGTTTTCTCTAATATACCCAGCATTTGCATTTGGGTTTTTATCACCTTTTTTTCAAAGCATGTTTAAATTTTCATTTACTCATGCAGTAGCACCAAAGGCAACACAAAGCATTGTCGCCCCCTGGTTTAAAACAACATTATCGTTTAATAATATATATCCAGGCAAAACAATATCAATATCCTCCGTCACCTTTTCAAACTGTATGTCTGCAGCCATTGGCTCACTGTCCCTTGCTGTTGTTGTGTTATACAAAGCCTCCAGCATTTTTTCTTCTTTTGTCATAATCAAAAATTTATAAATATAAAACTATAATTTCAAGTGTCCGTTCCTCAATAAATATTTCAGCTTTCACGGGTTTAATCTAATTGCGTCGTATCTGCAGACATTTCAATGATGTATCACCTGCAAACCCCTGGCAACTACCTCCGAGCAAAAGAAAGCATAATCATTTAAAAACCAAAATGTTTTCAGTGCTTGTGCAAAAACTATCGAACGCATGTCGTAGTCGTTACCGTCAATTTCTATATAATAGTCCAGCAATTCCAAATATTGTTGTTTTGTGACTTGGATATTTTCATAAAGCCAGTTTTCGTTCTCGTCCTTTATAAATTTAAACCTCGTCCCCCCGTCAATTTCAGAAGCACTAAACCAAAGCCCTCCGGTTTTATATTCGTGCAGCCTTTGTTCTCAAACCACCCTTTTTTCTTTTCTATCTCAAATATAAATGTTTTGAATACCTTTAATTTTACTCAAAATATCCACATCGTTTGTCGGCAAAAAAACCATTTCTGCATGAGTAAGCATTGCGTCTTTTGCTGGAAGACCTTGCAATGTTTTTTGCTGGAAACGGATAAATTTTGCAAACTTTGTTTTGCTGCCAACATAGTGTGCAACTTGTATTGTAAACATAGCAGCCATATTGTTTTGTGTTATTTGTAAAGTATTTTTCTTGACCTTATATTATCATAAATAATAATAAAAACAAATTTTGAATATTTACGGGAGTTTTTACTTACATGTAAAATATGTATATAGAGGAGGGAGTTTTGCCTTTTCAACACCATAATCAAGCGTCGCTGTTATATAATGCTCTACTCTGTAGTTTCACTTTCAAAGTCTTTCATCGCTGCAGGTAATACCCAAGTTCCATATTGATGAGCTTCTTTCCTGCACGTCTTTATAATTCTTTGGGTCAAAGTTTGCATTAAAAGGGTTTCCGTCGTCATATATTCAATCAAAGTTTATGTCCTTTGTCACACTTTCTGTAAATCATAACGAGTTTAATCTTTGGAAAATTTCCCTATCTGACTCATATTCTATAATTTCGTTTTTTGCAAACTTTGCATATTTGGTTCAACTCTTGGTAAAAGTTACACTGTAATATTCAAAATATTCGTCGTAACTGGTGCTTTCAAGTCTTGCAATTACTCTTTCTCTTTTAGTAATATTTGCAAGCTCCTCTTTTACTTCTTCATATCTTGCTTGATATGTCACTTGGTCTTCCCATTTTGAAGTTGTTGCAATTATCTGACTATTAGTAACAAACACCAGCAATCAAATAAAAATAGCTTTGAAAGGTTTACTTGCATAAAGATATTTAAACATGTTTGTTCATAAATCAATTACTTTCATATTTTTATTTTAGGTGTTATTATCTCCGTTTTTTCTGCAGTTTTAATAAATTTCTTGCAGAAAAATCAAGAAGACATTGAAATAATAGCCAATAATTTTGCCTCGTTTCATACTACTCAAGGGAATTTTTTTGCAACTCCGTCAATAATAAAGAAAGAAAATAGCTGGGATAGAACATAACCAACCAAACCGGCGACAAACATATATGCAAACATTACTTTATATTTGAATATAACGCCCTCTGTAAGCAAAAAAACATAATATCAAAACCCTCATACAGCTCCAGGCAGTACGTATTTTAATATTTCGATAATAATTAGTTCTAAGCTCATAATTTACTTTTTTATTCTGATAAAAGTGCTTTTTCTTTTTCTAGTTTAAGTATATCAATATCTTTTTGGTTTTCCAGTTCAACATATTTTAAAGTAAAATCATTATTTTTTTCAATTATTTTTTCTGCAACTTGTTTTTCAGTTGCCTGCATTAATTCTGCTTTTCACTTTATATATATACTCTCACCTCCTGCAAGAACTGCTTTTGCTTCAAAAAGCTTTTGTGCAAAAGTGTCTTGCTCCCTTTTTGGATATTTTGAAAGGAAAGCTGAAACTCTTTTATCAAAATTATTTTTTACCTGGTTTATTTTAAAATCAAGAAAAGAAATAGTTTTAACAGAAGGCTCTCGCATTGAGAGCTTTTTTGTTTCTGTTAAATAAAACTCATATCCTATGTTTGCCAACTTTTTTTGTTCACTTGTCAAAGTGTTTATATCTACTTTCATATTATATTGAATAATTACGAATTAATTGTTGTGTCCCAACTCAACCAGCAGTCCCGTTTGCACCAGCTCCTCAATTAGTTCAACCAGTTCCACCAGCTCCTCATGTTCCCCCAGTACCTGCAGCAGTGTTTATTGTTCAAGTATATTGATTTGAGCTATAAATAATCCCAACTCAACCACCTCAACCACCTCAACCACCTCAACCTCAACCAGCTCCTCAAATACCTCTGTTACTCCCTCTATTTCAACCAGTTCAACCACCTCAACCAGCAGTCCCGTTTGCAAATATAGTTCAAGCCCCCACAACAACTTTTGAATAAAGCACAAGGCTTCATGCACTTAAACCAGTATCGCCACCAGCTCCTCAACCACCTCAAGCGTCATTTCAACCTCAATCTCTATATGCACCTCAACCTCAACCAGCAGAATTTCAACCTGCAGCTCAAGAATAATAAGTGTAGTCGGTTGTCCAAGCTCCGTTTGTTCCATTACTTCCGTACGCATTTCATCAATCACCACCAGTTCCTCAACCAGCACCACCAGTTCCAGCAGGTGTTGCACCAGCACCACCGTCCCCTCACTCTCTTGCACTTCACGCACCACTTCATCAACCAGCACCACCTCAACCGTAAGCACTGTTTAATCAACTTCCACCAGCTCCTCAAGTTGCACTTGAATATCAGCAATTTCAACCACTTCAACCAACACCACCATTTCAAGTTTCAACAAGTGTTCCGTCTAATAATACAAAATCTCAATCATTTCAAGCCCCTCTTAAATCAATTTCACCATTAATTGTACAACTTCATATACATTTTATTTGCAGCTTTCAAGAAGTATCGTTTGTACTTAAAGTTCCTCATGCTTGTATATCAATACTTGAGAAATTATACCAGGTGTTCAAATTTAAGTTTACAGTTTCACCATTTGCAATAACAAGCTCTCAATCTTTCCCGTTTCAAAATGTAATATCTGCTTTTATTCCTTGGATATTGAAAGCAATTGCATTTTCTGATATAGCTTTAAAATCTCCCCCTGGTATTATATCTCAATTTGCTTTATCGTATGTGTAATATTCTTTTTCCGACAACCCTGTTTGGTTGTCATCATAGCTTGTGTTGAATTTTACAATTTCCCCTGCAGCTCATGTAAGTTGGCAAATCCCTATAAAGTTATTTCCTCCTTTTACTGCAATTTTATAACCAGGTATTTTAAAATATAAGTCATCTGCAACAACTCACCAAGTCCCAGTGTCTGCAACCATATATCAAGCAATAAGGTCTGCGTCTGCACTGTATACAGTATAATTATTCACAGCGTCATTTGCACCAGTTCTTTTTAAAACTAAATGGTATTTTTCAGCTGTTACAATTAATGGAACTGCAGAAAATGTAAATGTTTCAATTTGTGCTGTTGCTGATAATGCAGTATATGAAATTGTATCTGATGTCCCGTTTGTAACAACAGTCCCACTTGGAAGCCCTGCATTATCTGTTTGTATTTCAACAAATAATCCGTCACTTGGAGAATTATTTTTTTTGATTTTTAAATTTAATGATGGAATATCTCTGTTTTGTCAGAAAAACAATTGTCCAACTTTTGGTTGTCCTGCAGTTCCAAAAACATTTTCCTCTGTTCCAGTGACTTGTTCATAATCAACAAGACTAAAACCTTTCCCAATTACACCAGGAACACCGAGCATATAATTATTACTATTGCTATCAACCTCAGCAGAAAGCCCAGTTAAATTTGAACCGTCACCGTAAATTTTAGCACCGTGTATATCTCAAGTAATATTTAAATCTCAAAGTACTCCGTCTAGGTCGAGCAGCTCTTTTTTTACTTTAATAAAAACTCTTTTATCTGTAATTGCACCAGCCCCGTTCGTTTCTGCAAGTTTTACAAAATTTGCTGCTGGATAATCGTCTGCAACTTTTATGCTTCAAATATTATCGCCTGCAGCATTATTATTTATATCTCCCTCATCAATATTTTCTTGTCCAATTTCAACAAATATTTTTTTATTTGCCAGGGTTGGAATACTTACAACCTCTGTATTGAAAAACGGAACTTTAAATGTTTCGCCACTGGTTCTTGTAACCTCAATTATTGCAGTTCCAATTGCAATGCTGTCTGTTGTAACTAATAAACCATTTTCAACACCAGCCTCCAAAACAGAGGACATTGCTTGTGCAAACTGGTAATCCTTTGTTTTATTTTTACCTCATATTAATCATACTATTTGTGCCATTGTTTTATAATAAAGATATAAATTAATTCCAGTATATTCATTTTATAAAAAATAGGAATTGTATTTTTAGCTCGAAGCTAAAACATTAAAAACATACTTGTTGTTGCAGCCTCCACGTGTTCAACTGCTGTAAATGTTCAATTTCATGTGAAAGTATGTATTGTATTCCCTCCAGCCTCTGTAATTGTTCATCATGTGCTATCTGCAGAAATTCAATCGCTCCCGTCTGTTGCATAAGAAATAACAACAATTCAACTTCACCCGTCACCTCATTTTCAAGCAGAATATCATCAACCACCTCAACCACCCCCAGTGTTTACAGTTGCATTGTATCAATATCAATTATTCTTCCCGTTTCAATTTCCTCCTCATCATAAACCACCAACCCCGTCGTCAGCTCAATTTATATTATACGAAGACCCTCAACCTCAACCAGCATAATATTTTGCGACCCCCGATATATTATAGGATAATCAGACCCCTCAATGTGTTTTGGTTTGTCAGCTACCATTTACTCATTGTCAGCCTGCACCACCTCAACCTCAACCGTTGTATGAACGATATACACTTGTTCAAGAACCACCCACGTTTCATTGTCCAGCAGTTGCACCTCATCAGCTGCTATTTTGTACACCACATCAACCACCACCACTTCATCAGCTTTTCGCTTGTGCATTGTTGTATGCACCACCTCAACCACCTCAAACGGCAGTAAGTCAAAATGCTGTCGTATTTCAACCGTTTGTCCCGGCGTGAGTATTTCAAGGCGTCCCACCTGCACCACCGTTTCAAATTACTATTGAGTGTCCGGTAAAACCAACCGTATGTGCAGCGTTGTAAATTAATCAACCTGCACCTCAACCACCAGCAATTGTTGAACCTCATCAACCACCACCAGCAACAGCCAATATTTTTATTGTTGCCATTGTTTAAAAATTATCAATATAAGCTATGAAGTCCCATTTGCTGTCTGTACTATTATATAAAAAACCTGCGTACATTGTTTTTGAAATTGTTGTTGTTGTTGGCAAAACCGTTCCTCCTGCTCTATATATTCAATTCCAAGTCAAAGCCCTTGCAGTTCCATTGTCCTTTATTCTCAAAGTTAATTTTTGTCCATTGGTTGGTGTCCCACTTGGTGCAGCTATTGTTGCAGCTGCTGCCTGGGCTGTAACTGCATAAATATCTGCTGTGTCGCCTGTTGGTGTAATTGTTGCAGACGTTGTAATTGTAATCACTCTTTGAGTAATTCTTTTATTCGTCATGGTTTCTACACCCGTCAAACTCAATTTTTCATTTAATGCAGCAATCAAATCAGCCTGGGCAGATAATGTTCATGTAATATCTCACCAGCTTGACGCACCACCACCGGTTGGAGCATAAACCGAACCCGTCCACCTAAATTGTAAACCGTCGTCAGTAGTTATATAAATTTTTCCAGTTTCTCCCGTGCCTGGCAAACTTGCATAATCTGCATATTCCAAAACATCATCAACATAACTTGGCAGCTGTCAGCTTGGCACTTTTCCGGCTCAATCTAAACTAGCATATCAATTTTCAGCACCTTTCTCTGTTTTTGTTTGCTTTTCATTTAAAGCGTCCTGCAGGTCTGTTTGTGTAGATAATAAACCAGTAATTGACCCCCAAGAACTTGCAGCAGCTGCAGCAGCACTTTTAAAATTATCAACTTTTGATTTTAAAATATTTATTTCGTTTGCAATGGATATTGTTTTTACATTTGCATTGTTTAAAGTAAAACCAACCGTTGGCAATTCTCAACCAATATATTTTTTTCCAATAAGTTTAATTCCCTTATTAAATTCCATTAATTTATTCCCTGCAGTAATTATTTTTACAGTATCACCAAGGTTTGCTTCAAAGAAATCGTTTGTTTTTGGCTCAACTCTCACCTCGTTTATAATATCTTTCCTGGCTGTTAAATATGCAATTGTTTCTGCAATAATATCCCCGGTTGTCTTTATTCAACGCTCAATTCTACCAATTAAAGAAATGCTGGTTGCATCCTCCTGTTCGTCGTAAGTTTCTCCGTCGTTCCCAATTATAGCGTTCCCGGTGTTCCTAATATCTATTTCACCCTCAATGGTGTTTATTGTCCTTTTATTTCAAACCTCTAAATCGTATTTATATTCTCTGTAATCGTTACCAATAGTCGTTCTATCAATACCAATATTTTCTTTTACTTTTAAAACAAAACTTACTGTTGTTCCAGTAATGGTTGGCAGTAATAAAAACTCGTATCTGTCATCAAGTAAATCTTGAAAAGCACTGAAAACAGTTTGGCTTTTTGTAAACTCTCTTGTTGTAATATCTTCAATTCAACAATCAAGCTCAATAAAAGTGTCCTCCCTGGTATTTACTGCAGCCAATATATCATTTAAAATAAAATCTATTGTTTTGTCTGTATACACGACATCATCATAAATCTTTTTATCGTTAAATATTCACACCAGGTTTTGGAAAACAAAAGTATTTTTTATTTCATAACTTGGTTTTATATTAAAAATATTTCAGCCAAAATATACTTGCTCTTTATCTTTGAAAACAATCCTGTTGTTTGCCTGCAAATAGTTTATTTTATTGTTTGTGTTCTCAATCGACATGGTAAAACTCCCCTTTCAAATACCATTTAAAAGCTCCTCATATTGCAAGTCGCCAAAAAATTTATTGGAAAATTGGTCTAAAATATTGTTTTGTCTGTCTAATATTAAAATATCCATAATTTTTTATATTAAAATGTTTTTAAAGTAAGCTATTATATCCAGGTCGTTTCAATAATACCTTTGGTCGGTATCAAATATTTCCACTGGTGTCGGTCAATCAATAGTAATAAAATTCCCCCCGGTTTTTGCAGCCATTATATTTACACCGTCCAGGGTTGCTGTTTCGTTGCTGCTATCAATCACAAATACTTGTCCAGGTGTAGCACTCACATTAAATTGGATATATTCGCCAGTGTTACCATTTTGCATTCTTAAATACTCGCTTATATCTTTCAAAACTGTTATTTCAAACCTGGGTTCGAGTGGTTGGTTTCATGTTGCAGGGATTATAAGAAATTCCCCTCAAAACTCATTTATTGCAATTCAATCCTCTGTAATAGCAATTCCCTCGTCTGTTATTGCTAAACCTCAAATTGACCCCTCCTCGCCAGCCTGGCTTGTTTCTACTGGAGAAAAAAGCTTTGGGTCGGGTGCAGATAATACAACAACGAAACGCCTCACAAAATGCAGCCCGTCCATTTCTTCAAGTTCGTATTTTAAAGGCACTTTTATTTTCACTTGTGCTTCCCAATCAATTCCCTCATCATCCGTAAATAAGAACGGTTTAAGCTGCAGGGTTCATGTGTTACCTTGCAGCTTGAATAAATTGTTTAAATATGTCATTGCTTTACCAAAACCAACACGGGTATCACTTACAATCACTCCAGTAATTCAAATTACTCTATTTCTTGCATAAGTCGGACTCGTTGTTTGTCCATGGTATCAAACGACCTCCTCTGTTGTGTCGCTTGCATTAATTTCCAAAGGGTTTAAATCATCGCTCAAATATATATCATATTCAGCATGTGCAATATCAATTTGCTCCCCGTTGTATTTGTAGTTGCTTCAAATCATTTTTAAAAAATTATGGATTAATTTGGTTATTTAAAGAGTCCCCGAACGCCTGCACGTCCCCTGCATTATTGTTTGTAATATCGCCATATATGTTCACGGCTGCTGTTTTTACGTCCCCAGTGATTCTTTCGTCAAACTGTGACGTGGTTGTATTTGCTTGTGCTGTTATAGCAGAACCAAGAACCGTTCAAGAATATCACGCCTTTTGTTTTGCTGCAGCAAGTGCCAAATATTTCTTTGTAAGCTTATCAACTTTTGCTCCCTCAACACCAACTCTTTCACCAAAAGCGTCCAGGTAACTTTGCTCCAATAAATTTTTGGTAATTATTAGATTTTCCAGTATTTGTGCCTCTGCAACTGCTGCGTCCTGTTTTGCTTGTTTTTTAGTTTCAAGCTCTGCAAGTTCTAGTGCAAGCTCTGTTTCTCTTTGCAGTCTTTGTTCTTCAAGTAAAAGTTTGTCTGCAGCTATTTCGTCCTCTTTTGCTTTCAGCTCGTCCAGGATAAGTTGCGTTTTTGTTTTACTAAGTTGTGCAACTGCTTCTACTCTTTCTTCCTCTGTTAAATTTCCGTCCAATACTTGCAGCTCCTCTTTTAATTTTTTTTGTTCTTCAAGTAGTGCATTAAACTCCTCCAGCTCGTCACCCTCAAATCAATCCTCCTGCAGCTCTTTTCTTTCCTTGTCTATTTCTGCAAGCCTTTCTTGTATATCCAACTCACGCTCTGCTAAATCCAGGCTTCATTGAGTTTTTATTGTTCCAAGTTTTGCATTTAACTCGTCGATTGCTTCCGTTATTTTTGCAATATCATCAGCCCCCTTTTCACCAACTTTTTCCAGCTCTGATTGTAAGTCTTCATATTCTTTATTCAGTTTTGCAATACTGTCTTCCTGGTTTGCAATTTCCTTGTTTATTTCCTCGTATGTTTGCGTCCCCTCGTCTTTTAATTTGTCCAGGTCTTTTATTTGTGCTTCCACTGCTGCTTGCAATGTTTTTTTTGTATCTTCGATATCCTTTTGTGCGTCGGCTGCTGCTCCTGCTCCTGCTGCTGCTGCGTTGCCTTGTGCATTTGTATATCACTTTATTTTATCCTCTGCAGCTTTTATTTCTGCTTGCAGGTTTTTAAACTCCTCTGTTCCAATCGATGTTTCCTGCAGTCTTTTTTTCATTTCTGCCAAACTCTCGTTCATACCTCCAAGGGTATCACCTCAAAACCCCTGGTCTAAATTATCAATCCCGTCCAGTAATTTTCACACCTCGGCGTCAAATACTGCACCCTCGCCCTTTAATATATCGCCAACATTTCTAAACTCATTTTTCACACCTCATACAATCGCTCACATTTGCTTTTCAAACGTTTTTGCTGCCTGGGCTGTATTTTTAAAATTAAAGTTTGTATCTACTTCGCCAAATACGCTCCCCAGGTCTTCTTTTAAACCCAGTTTGTCTGATATTGTACCTCATAGGTCACCAAACACGCCCAGGAACTTTCTCAACCCTGCAGACGCTATTGCTGGCAGGTTGTTTATTGCAGTTTTCATAAGTGCTGGCAATACTCTCGCAAGTTCTTTAAAGTTGTATCAAATATCTTTTAAACCAGCCCAAACGGTAGCAACTAAACCTCCAAGCGATACACCTGCTGCACCGAGTACACCACCAAACACTCCAAGAAATAAACTTTTGGCAATTTCTCAAAAATCATAGAGCCAACCAGCAATAATTGTAAGCTTTCTCCCTGTTGCTGTTGTAAAGTTCGTCCATTTACTGTTGGCAACCTTTAATTGGAAATCTGTTGTTTCCGTCATTAATCTAACAGCCTCTTGCAGGTTTCAATTCCCTGTTGCAACCTCATCAAGACTTTTTTTATACTTTTGATTTTGTGTTGTAGCAAGTGCAATTACTAATTTACTCGCTTCCTGTTCCGGTATAAGTGTTCTAAGCTGTTCAATATTTCCTCATACTGCATCAAATATTTCTTTTGAAACTGCAACCAGCCCTTTTTCCTCAATCGCTGTACTTCAAACTTCAATTCAAAGTTCCTTAAATTTTGCACTGGCTTCCTTGGTAGGTGCTCAAATTGCATCAATCGCCCCGTTTAATTGAGTGATAACAGCATTGGCATCACCAGTTACACCAGTCAAAGTTGCTAACACGGCAAACACTTCGTCAATACTAACACCAGCCGGCTTTGCTTTTGACGTAAGGTTTTGCATGGCACTTGCCATGTCCTCAATCGTTGTTTGTCCCAGTTTGTTTGCAATAAAATACTTTTCTGCAATATCCCCGGCAATATTTAAGTTTTCACCGTATTTTTTAACAACGGCGATTATACCATTAAAAGCCGTGGTTGTATCTGTCCCGGCTCATACTGCAGTCACTGCAGCCAGCTCCATTATTTTTGTAATATTCTCAAACTCAACACCTGCAGACGAAATATTAAAACCAGTTTCCAACAATTCCTCTTGTGTAAGTCCAAATTTTTCTGCAATGTTTTTTACTTCAACTCCAAGCCCCTGCATTTGCTTTTGTGTAACATTTGCAACAGTATTTATTCTTGCAAGCCCCTTTTCAAAAGCAACAAAGTTTGTTACTGCAGTTTTTCAAAAACTAACTAATTTATCGACTGCAAAAAGTCCAACCAGGGCTGCACCAGCTTTTTTCATAACTCCCGACATTCCACCGGTTATATCTGAAAGGCTTTTTATTTTCCTTTCTGCTGCTGTTGCCTCTTTTTGTAATTTTTTAAATGCAGTGCTTCCAACTTCTGCAGAGCCAAGTTTACTTTTTAACTCTGCCAGCTCTTTATTCATGCTGTCCAGGGTTTTTATATTCTTGTCCACCGTTGGTGCTATTTTTTTCCCCTCCTTATCAAATTTTTTAAGAGAGGCTGTACTTTTATCCAGGTTTGTATCAAAGTCGTTTATATCGGCTTCAATTTCAACTGTGAGTTTATCTACAACAACCATGTTTTTATTTTTTAGTAATAAATTTTGCATTTACCTTTTCCCTTTGGGCTTTTAGTGCAGCAATTGTATCTGTATATTTTCAATCCTTTATGTCCTTTTTACCTTGTTTTCTTGCATTTTCTGCTTTCCCGTCTTTGCTTTGCTCGTTCATATTGTACACAAGCCCCTCGGAAAGATATATAATTTGCTGCCAGGTAAGTTTTAACAAGCTTTCTATAGTTTCATTGCTGTTTGTTACAATTCACGCTATAACGGACGAAAAAGGCTTGTTTTCAACGGCTTTACGTTCTTTGCTTCCGGTTTCCTCCGATATATCATAAAAACCCGTGCAATAATTCTTAATAAAAAATAAATATACCTCATTAAACTTTTCCGGGGATATGCTATCAAAATGCTTTTCCGTAAACTCCTTGTCCATACCATGCAATAAATCGAATATATGCTGCACGATTGTATTATTTTGCTGTTTTATATAAAAATCAAACTCTAGGATTTTTTCAAAGTTGGCTTGCTTTATAGTAAACACGAACTTTTCCTTGCCTTTTGGAAGCTCCAGCACTGCTTCTTTTACCATTAATTCTTGCATAAAAAAAATGTTACTACATATAAAATATATAGTAACATCATATCAGAAAAGCAGTTATTGTAAAATTAAAGCGTTTCAATGTTATGTACAATATCAGCCCCCCTTGATAGTTCCAAAGCACCAGTTGTCCCGTCAAGGTCACCAGCAATTGCAAGGTCTATCACTGAAATTTTATATTGTCCTTTAAATATACAAGACTCTAGCGTGTAAGTATTCACTTTCCCGTCAGCGTCTGCCTCTGTAACAATTTTTGCTCCAAGTAATACATCGTTTCTGTATTTTCTTTTGTTTCTAACTGTGACAGAAGAATTTGGCGTGTAATCATAGTCAGCGTCTAAAACTCCAGCTTGTGCAGTTTTTGGAACAATATATGTTGCACCTTTTTCACCGTTTGAACCGTCGGCAACGTATGTTTCGTAGTCAGTACCTGCAGCAAGTGCAGAACCGTCTGCATCAACAACAATTGAAGCAACAACAGTGTCGTCACCATTTTTGTTTGCAAGTTTAATTGGTTGTCCAACAACCCAACCAGTCCCAAGTGCTTCACCTGTTATGCTTATTGGTGATGCTGCAACAACTGTTACATCAGCTCCAGTAAGTACTGATATTTTTTCTGCATCAATATTTTCCAGGAATTGAACCCCGATTATTGCAGACGGTGAGTTACCTGTTATGGCTGCTCTGTTGTGTACTGCAATTTCAACTCTTTCTGCGTCTGTATCAACAGTTGCGTCAAGTGTTTTTAATCCTCCAAGGTTTATTATGTTCCCTGGGTCAGATAGTTTCCAAATTAGGAGGTCACCTGCAACCGTACCAAGTTTCTTTTCGTCCATATTACTCATGTGTGTATTATGTTAAATTTTAAAAGTAGAATAGAAAGTAAAATCAATTACTCGTATCATTTCATCAGCAAACTCCTTTTCTCATTGCTGCAATATTCTCCAAAGGCTGGGGTCTATATTTAAACCATTTCCAACCAGTAGTTTTTCCAGCTCCTGGCTCAACGTTTCCATTGTTTCCATTTCCTCTGCAATAACATAGAAAGAAAACCTTTGACGATAGCCAGTTTTTGTTCTAGTTTTTACACCGGATATAAAATATATGTAATTTGCAGGCTGGGTTGCCTGGATTGGCTTTTTGTAAACTTTCTTTTCAGCAAGTACAAGTCCAGGTGCATTATCAAGTGCATTTTTTATTGAAGCTATCATCAGTTTTTAATTATATCAATAATATTATCTCGCTGTGCGTCCATTGTATCACGGAACATCGACGCCCCAGTTCAACTTTTAAAAACTCTTGTTCACTTGTGATAATCGTAAGGGTTTTTCCTGGCTTTTCAAGTTTTAGTTTTTGCCGTCACCCCATATTCAACGTGTGCTGCATAGTCAATGTTTGTTCCAACCTCCACGACTATTTTTGTTCAAACCTTTTCAACTTCTCCTGTAATAATAGAGTCTGCAAGCGTTCCTCCGTCTTCACTAACTGGAGTATTTTCAACAATTTCTCCCTCTGCATGCAAACCAGCGTCGCCGACATTTTTTTCTAAATCGCCGGTGATTTTTATTTTTGCTTTGTTGAGATTTTGCACCACTTGCTCTATTTTACTCATCAGCTGTTATATTATAAATATAATGATTTGTTTCGCCTCCAACGGCTGCACTATGTCCATATATAATAAAAGTGTCGTCACCAATTATAACTTGGTCGCCGTTCTTACCTGCAGAATACTCCGGCAGAGTATAAAGCTTATATGTAACAACAAACTTTTCGTCCTTTTCGTTGCTTTTTATTTGCCTTGGTGTTCATTTGCCAAGCCTGCATTTCATATTTTCATATAAAGCAGTAAAGGTCTTTGTTTCTTTTCAAAAACTATCCTCTGCAATACTTACGGTTGAAATATTTGCTGTATGTTTTAGTCCGTCTGCAAATCACATGTTTTTAATAGTTAAGTTTAAACGCTGCAAGTCCAGCTTCTCCAAGTCCGTATTCGTTCAGCATTGATTTTGCTGCCTCTGTAACATATTCAAAATCTGCACTCGTCACGGACTCTGTATAAGATACGCTGTAACCGTCCCACGCTTCACTCTTGACTCATTTTCTGTTTTGCACCATTTCAGAGTAAATGCTTTCAACAATATAGACCGTTGATTGCTTTACATTGACTGGCACTTTGTTGTCAGAGTTTGGGAACTTGAAATTTTGGGTGTCACTATACGACTCAATAGCTCAAATATAACCGTCAAGCAATATTTGGGCTTTTACAATAAGTTTTTCAAGAAGTGCGTCCGTTTCTGCAGCAAGTTTGACGTCGCTTGTGTTATCTTTTACCTCCTGGGCTGTTATGTATATTGGTTCGTAAAGTGCCATTATTTCAATAGATTATCAATTATTTTTGCAACACCGATATTTGGTGGAGTAGATTTACCAAGTTTGTCTTGTTCTGCTTTGTAAAGTGTTCTTAAATCAGCTTCTTCAAGTGCTTCAAGTTCCTCTCTAGTGTAAACAACATCGTCAGTTTCTACATCGTCCTCACCGTCTGCAGCTTCGTCGTCCTCGTCTTCGTCTTCCTCATCGCCCCCAGCGTCTTCGTCGCCAGTTTCAATCACTTCAACTTCGTCTTGGTCTTCTCCAAAGCCATTTGCCTTTCTAGCAGCGTCCCTGGTTTTTCTTGCAGCTTTTGCAGTAGCCAGTTCCTCTTTTGTTGCTTCTCTTACATAAGGTGCAGTAAGCAACGCTTTGTATTCTTCTCCAGCAACTTTATATTGTCCTGGCATGTATGTTTTTTTCCCAATTGTAACAATAAATTTTACAATGAGTATTCCTTTTGTAGCAGCTTTTGCCATAATATGTGTGTTTATAAATATAAAAAGGGGCGAGGTGTTTATATCCCCACCCCCAATTAGGATTTTTGCACTTGTAGAGGGGTTTTACTATGTAGTAAGGTTTCTATCAAGCCCGAAGTTTCTATTTACGTTCGTGTAGTTAAACCCTAATTGTCCCATAATAGAATTTCTGATAAGTCTTGGGTTTGTCGTGTCAGAGGTATTAATTACTCTTAATTCGTCACCCTCGAAATAATGTTGTGTCATATCTGCAGAATTACAGTATACAACGTCTGCATTGCTTAATGAGTGGTCTACAGTAAAGTAAACGTCACCAATACCCTCTGCAGAAATTGCGTCTGTTTCTTGACCCAATTTGTTTCCTCTAATATCTGCAACTCTTTTTTCAAAACTACCGAAACCGTTTGCGATTTTTTTGTTGTCCGGTGAAAGTATGATTGTATCAACTTTCCCTTTTTCAAGCCAAATATTATGAAGCATTGCAGTAACTCTTGCTTCCGTAAATGCTCCACTTGTAACGTTTACAAGTTTCCCGTTACCAGCAACAATAATTGTTTCAACAACACCTCTTGTCATCCCTGGCGTTTCAGTGTCACTGTCTGCCTCTTGGAACGAACCAGCGATTGACGCATAGTTCATGTCTTCGACTGCGTCGTACATTTCGTCTTGCGTTTTTTCAGTAAGTAAATCCTCCGGAAGTTTACGTCTTTGTTTTGCTTCCGTCAGAGTCACTTGTGCTTGTTTTGTGATGATTTGAGTACCGTTTGTTGCAGCAACTCTTTCATTGAATAAACCTGCACCAAGATTTTGACCCTCTGGAACTGCAACTGTTGTCATTAGTATTTCACTATCAACAGCATGTATTGCAGCAGTTGTTCCACCAGCTCCTCTTGCAAATACTTCAATCGTATCTGCAGAAACATCAATTGCTTTTACAATTACTTTTTCAGAACCGATAAGCAATACTTTACCTATATCAAGGTCAAGTGCTGTTTGGTGAGTAACTGCAAGCCCAGTTGTTGCAGAAGCGTTCCATGGTGTTGTATCATCAACAGCCCCTTTTCTCGCTCTTGTTGGTTTTGTGTACGTTTTGTATTCTGTTGTATTCAGTGTTTCACCTTGTCTATGTAAGTCAAGTGTCGTTCTGTTATTCGCAGGGACATTTGAGTAATATGCAAGTGTCATTGGGTCGAGTGTCAGAGCCTCTTGGTCTGAGTATAAAATTCCTTTAATTGTCATAATAGTTTATGCTAGGATATAAATTAAGTTGTTGGCAGTTTTAATTCTCCCGAGATATACCTTGCAGACAGTAAGAACGCTTTTTGTTCTGCTGGGGTTTTGTAGGGTAAGGCTTTTAATCTGTCGTACTCTGCTTGTATATCTTCAAGGGTTGTTTTTTCGCCACCAGTTCCACCATTGGGCTTTCACCCTTTCTTTTTTTCAATTCCTAAATATTTTTCTTTAAAGTCTACAATAAAACTTACTCTTTCCTCTATTGGGAATTTGTTTGCAAGCTTTTTAAGTGTTGCCACTTGTTCGTCTTCCAAACCAATATAAAGTTTTTCGATGTCTGTTTCAATGAGTGCGTCGGAAGTAGCTTTGGCAGTTTTTAAACTTTCGATTTGTTGGTTTAATCCAAGCTCGCCAGCTTCAAGGGTTTCCCTTTTTGCCTTTTCTTCCTCATATAATCATTTGAAACTATCGCCTGCATTTTTTCCGTCTGTTTTTGCTTTTTCGATGTCTTCCGTGAGGCTTTCAACTTTTGCAGCATGTGCAGCTTTCTCGTCTGCAAGTTTCTTTTCTGCGTCCTCGGCTTTTTTTCTTTCTATCTCAACGCCAGTCCCTTTATTTGTCAGAGTTGTAATTTCTTTTTCTACTGCCTCAAAGGCTGCAGCGTCTGTTTCTTTCAACAGTTTTAATGCTTCTTCTAAAATCATACTTATAGAATTATAGTGTAAAATATATACTGCCTATTTTTTGACGACGGTTGGAAGTTCCTCGGTATATTTACTTTTACATAGTATTCTTTAAATTTAAACAGTCAAATAATTTAAAAACGCCCCTGGTAAACAAAAAGCAACCCTTTTGAATTGGCTGCTATTAATTTGGATAATGTAAATGTATCTTTACACCTGCCGGAACAAACTTTGGCAGTTTTGGTTTTAGCCTATGTCTGCAATTAAAATGCGAGCCAAGTGGTGGTGGTGTAATACCGTTTAAATAAAAATATTTTCCCTCCCTGGCACTACATATATCACTCACCTTGTCGTCTGCAATGGTTGAGTATTGTACTATTTCAATCCCTGCTTCTGAATACCTGTTATATGCTGCCTGGTTATGCACCTCCTGTATGCTATTCCTTACCAGCTGCCTCATGTATGTATCAAGTTTTAATCTTGCACCCCTTTTGTTTATAAAACCAGTAATCCCGTCTTGACGCATGATTTTTGACGCCTCTTTGGCTGTTGCCGTTACTCATTGACCGTCAATTGTATTTACTGCAAGCAGCTCACGAATTTTTGCCTGCTTTACACTTCAAATATGGTTTACAACAGAGCGACGCACCTGGCGAACCGACATTAAAAGCCTTTCGCTCATATCACTTACAATATACTCAATTGCTTTTGTATCAATTTTTGTAAGGTTTGCAACTCACACCCCTTTCACTCATAATTCAACAATGCTTTTTTCTGCAGCTTTTAATTCTGCTTTATATTCCCTCGGCACGTATCACTCCAGGAACTTTGTTGTTTCTGCATCCAGGATTTTTATTTGTTTATCTACTGTTTGCAGCAAAGCAATTTCCCTCACCCTTACACCGTCATATCAAGCCATTTGCAAAGCAATGTTCGCCCTGGCTTGTTTATATAGTGCTATAAGCTCCAAAAATTGTTTCCTGGTTAATTTTTCCATGCTTTAAAAAGTTATCTGAATAAATTTTGCCATCCCAATTAATGTAAAAGCATAAAGCAAAAATATTGGATAATAAATAACAAGCTTTCTTTTTTTAATTTCTGCAATGTTTGCTGCAGTATTTTCCGTAAGCTCTTTTAAATTTATTATTAATGCTTTTCTCATAATACTTTTTGTTTATCGAAATAATCTGCAAAGAAGCCCAGGCACTCATCAAATATCCATGCTGCCAGGTATGCAACCCCCTCTGTATTTTCAACACCTGTTGGAACACCCCTATAATCCAAACTCATTTGTGCTGCATGGACGCATTCGTGCATTATTGTACTAATTTTGTCCTCAAACATAAATATATATGTATCATCTCCCTTGTGTATACAAACTCCTCCAAGTGTTTCACTAGCAAACTGGTAACCAAGATTGTTTTCGTCTGCGAACTGCTGCAATTTGTCTGTTTCACCAGTTACAAAGCAGTATCAGTTTTTATAAATAACGTCCTCGCAAGTTTTGACTTTTACTTTGGCAAGTTTTTTATTTTTTGGCATTTTTTGGAAGATTAGAGGTTACAAACATTAAAGCTGCATTATGTGCAATAATTCTTACAAGGTCTTTTTTACTCTCATCAACTGTAATTCCTGGAACTGTCGCCCACCACTCTTTGGCAAGTAATTGTTCAAACATGTCGTTGTATAGTGCAGCCAATCCATTGTTTACCAGTTTGCTCCAAATTGCTTTGTTGCACTCCCCGTGTATGTTTTCAACCGGTGTTGGTTTTGGCAACCCGTTCAATGCAACATTTGTGCTTGATACGGCGTTTTTTACTCTCAATGTCACATTATCAACATCAAGTTTTATTACTTCAATGCAAGCCTCGTTTACAATAATATCTTTGCTGTCTTTAATTGCAGAAAATAACACCCCGTTTCTTGCGTCCACTACATGTAAGTTGATTTTATCTAGTTCTTTCATAATTGTTTGGTTTTATAATTAAAATATATCTACGTTTGCAATGCTCCTTGCTTCCTCCTCTGCTATCCTGGCAAGTTCTTCCTCCAATTCTTTCCCCTCGTACTCTGTGTATCTTTTAACAGCTGTTGTATTGCTTAAAAAGCCACCCTGTCTTGCTGTTGCAAGTTCTGTTGCAAGTGCTGTTCCGTCCCTTGGCATTACTGGCTCTGCAATATACCCAAAACCCTTTTCGTCCTGGTCTTTTAAATAATCTTTGTCAATTTTCGTTACTACTGCAAACATTTCCTCAAATACCTTTCTGAACCCGTCGTGTATTTCCTCAATGTCTTTTGTAAAGTCTGAAAAACGGAGCAATTTACTTTCCGTGCTTTCCGTCCCAACCTGTCCAGTAAGTCCAACAAGTTCTTTTGGCACTGATAATGTCGTTGCTATCCAACCAATATATTTATCCAGTATTTCAATAACATCTTTTAAAAGCTCATTTTTGTTTTCAATGTAACTTGGTGCAGACGCTCCAACTTCCAAAAATATTGCTTCTGCTGCTCTAATATCAATATATCCCTCCTCGTCTTTTTTCATTTTACTTGCGTCTATTCCCTGCAGCACAAGTTTTGCTTGTAAATGCTTCATAAACTGGTCTTTTATGTTTACCAGCTCAATGTTCATTTGGTTTAATAGGCTTTTAACCATACCAAGTTGAGGCGTCCCGTATTGTCCCCCTTTGAGTTTATAATCATGCACCGTGTAAATAAGTTTTTCTTTTACACCAAAATTGTCCTCGTCTTCCAGGTGTGCTGTTTGGTCTAATGTGTCCAAAGGAATTATAATACCCGATAATGCAGCCTTTATGTCCCCAGTAATTTTATAAAGCTTATTTCTTACAATACCCGAGTCATCATTTGGAAATTCTTTAATAAAAGCATAGCTGTTATTTTGTTCGTCCTGCAGGTATGTAACCAAACTATCAAACTCAATCCCTTGTATGTACTGTTCCGGGCTGTATTGGTTTATTTTAACCTTTCCGTCATCGTCCATTTCATCAATTGCAAAAACTGTAAACCCTCCGTATACATAAGAAATTACATGCTCTTTTATATTTTCAACAATCAAATTTGTGTTTGGTTTTCCAAAAAACTTTGCTTTGGTTGTTGCTATTTTATACGGCAGAGCGATTGTATGGTTTAACAACTTCAATTTCTCCTGTCCTTTTTTCTTTACGGTTGGTTCTGTGTCGTCCCCGTTGAAGAACATGTCAGATATAAAGTTTGTCAAAGCATTCCCCTGGTCTAGTAAATAATCCAGGTTTATTATATTCTTGTTCGCTTCTATTTCCCTCATACGGTTTAAATCTGCACTGCGAATTATTTTTGGCATAGGTTACTTTTACAAAATAATATATTTGCAGTATATAACACAACTGCGTTTTTTCAAATTAAACTTTTACACCGGAGTATATGGAATATGGCTGCATTTCGTTACAGATTGCGTCTGCCATTATCACATCATCGTGACTATTTGCCAGGGCTTCCGGCTTCCCTTTCTCGTTACGGTAGAAATAAAGCATTTCCTCTTTTAACTGTTCGTCAACATCAATTTCCTCGTTCTTAATCAAGTCCTTGTGTGTATCAAGCATAATTGGTCTGCTCTTTTTGCTGGTAAGAAAACCGTAAGTTTGTTTTTTCCTTTGTGTAATTTTATCAATGTCCTCTGTTCTATATAAATCATTATACCAGGGAAACTCCTGGCAAAACCTTATTGTCGTTCCTCCGTGGTTGTTCTTTTCTATACCAACCCTTGCACTTCCTCACAGCTGGTATATACGGTCAATTACTTTTGGTAAGTCCTCCGGGTCAATATGTCCCCTATAACTTGCAATCAAACGCCCTGTTTTTCTACTTCTGAAACGAATAACTGAGAAATCCCCAGTAATAAGTCCCTCTGCAACATCAACACCAATTAAACCGTCCTTTTCCATAGGTCAGTAAATAAACAAGTCCTCGTATACAGTATCAACTTTGTAACGCTGCAACGGTGTAATATTGTTCACAAAGTTCCTTGGGTAGAATGGACGCCCGTTTAATATCATTGGAACGTTCATATATTCCTGCATAAAGTTTGAGTCATCACCGGATTTTGTAAGCAACTTTTGGTATCTCCTATCCAGTGCCTCAATACTCCATTTTGCAGCCCAAAGAGGGTTTCAACCAATAATATGTTTTCTTCCGTCACCAATTACAAGTTTCCCGTTTATTCTATGTGGTTTTCCTTTCTTTAATTCCTGTATTTTAATATTTTTTATTGCAACATGTTCAATAACATTGAAGCCTCTGACTTCCTGTTTTAAATATTGCACAAAACACAACGGTCAAATTACAGTTCAAACAACAATACAACGCCCCGAGTCATCAAGCATATTATAAACCGTATTGAAGAACCAAGTATTAAATTTATCTGTTGTTGCCTTGTTTACTACATCGTCGTCCTCCTGGGGGTCGTCCATCAATATTAAAGTTGGTCTTAATCAACGCATACTTGTTCCCTTTGAAAGCGATGCAATTTTTGTTCCATTGGTAAACGATAGTTTCTTACGTGTCCAAAGCTTATTGGCTTCTTTCCTGCTCCTATTTGGCACAAGACGCCCAAACACAAAACGCAAGTCTGCATTTTCTTCAAACTCATCTCTTATCTTACCAATTGTTGCAGTACCCAAAGCCTCTGACATAACCAGCAATATTTCCGGGTCTACCTGGTAACATATATTCCAAATTGTATAAAAGAAAATACTTGTACTTTTGGCGTGGTCACGAGGAACAATAATTAAACTATCCTGTCCCTCTATACTTTGCCAAATATCCCTGTGCAGCTTTGGTGTTGCTATTGGAACGCCTGTTTTTTTATCAACCTTGTAATGAGCCAAATAGTTGTCTGTAAACCACTCCAAGTCGTAAAAACCTTTGCTCCATAAATACGCTCTAAACATTTTGTCGTCTAGTTCGTCGATTATATTTAAGTCTTCAAGGCTTTTGACTTCCTTGTATGTAAGCATTTCCGGTTTCTTTCTTGCCATACTATCTGTTTTTTAATATAAATCCTCGCTGTATAGTTCCGTCTTACTATACCTCAAATTTGTAATTTGCTTTGCTGCAATTGCAATCATTGCAGCTTCTGCACGGCTGTAATATTCCCCAGCCTCATCAACGAACCCTTTACGCCAACCATTTGCAATAATTGGTTTGTCCTTGGTTGCCTCATGTGCCTTGGCAATACAATTAAAGTGTCGCTTTCATGTGTATATTACTCATTTATAGTAAATTGCAGCCTCTTTTATTTTTTGCATGGTTTAATTTGATAATAATTTAAAGCCTCCACCTGTTGCAATGGTTTCTTTGTTCATTTCGATTTTAACCTGGAAACAAACCCTTTCTTTGTGTGCAACGCCAAGCATTAATTGAAAAGTCGCAACAGCTTCGTCCCTGGTTTTACAACTTTTGAAACTATAAGAGCGAATATCCTCTTTTTTAAAGTATTTCTCCAGGTCTGCGTCTTTGAAGTAAAAATTGTTGTCCAAAGCACTATAAAACAAGTCAATTTCAATGCTACCTTTAAAAGTAGTGTTTCAATTATTGCTCCCGTCGTTTCTAAACTTTTCCTTTCTAATTTTTGGCAGGGTGTTTTTTATATATTATACATGTTTTGCAATTGCTGCAGCCCCGTGGGTGCATGTAAGGAAATCCAGCTGTAAAGCCAATTTGACTTTTACCGTTTATTTCCATTTTAAGGATCTCTTTTTTTGTTTGGCTATATTTATATATAAAAGCAGTTTAAACGCCAATTTTGGCTGGTTCTCGGCTGCTGTTCTATATGTTTGCAATGTTTGAAAGTTCGAGAGTGACGTATTTACTCGCCTTTTACTTTCTGAATACTCACTTGACAATGATATAATTGTATTGCACAAACTATAAATAAAGCATTTGTTCTGCTGCTTTGTTGTTTGGTGCAGCTTGTTATGTTATTGCTTGGGTTTAGTTTTTTTCACCCCGGCGAGTTTTTTAGCTTGGGCGTCCCTTATCTTTTGTCTAAGTGACACAACACTGCTGGTGTTATCCACTTTGTCACCGTCCAGCTCCTGTTCATTGTTGAATATGTTTACAATGCTTCCTATCGTTCAAACGTTCATGCTTTTTACATTGTTGTTTAATCTTTTTGCAAGCTCATTGAGTCCCGTTATTTTTGCCTTTTCCATGTTTGTTAAAAGCACGGCTCTTTGTTCAATTAATGTTTGAGTCACTTCCTTTGTTGCTGTTGCATTTACAGACTCCATAAATATTGCTTTGTCTGCAGCCCAGCCCTTTGTCTTTTTAGCAGTTGTCCCCGACCATTTTTTGCCAGTGGACTCGTACCAGGGTTTAACCTCCATAATTTCTGACTTGTAATAACTTAATTTCAAGCCGTCCCAATCTAATCTTGCATTTTTTGCCATAATCAAATTTAATAAATATTATTCTTCTCCGTCCACTACATTGTCATTTTCTAACACCGAGAAATCTAGTTTACTGAATTTCCCTTTTATGTTTTTTGGGTTTCATTTGAAAAACACTAAAACGTTTTGATGTTGCTTTCATACCTTGCGACCGATATTAAACTGCCTCCCTGCACGAATTGCAAGCGTCCCAACCGTGTTTACCAAGATAATTTCATTATATAAATGCAGCCCAGCGTCTTTAAACGCCCCGATTGTATCACTTACAAAATTCCTGTAAATACCGTTTTTATCTCTTACGTCACCAACAACAAAAACTGCAAAACTATCTTCTTTTAAAAGCTGGCAGCTGCTGGCAATAATTTCCCTGTATACTTCCATAAACTTTGGATATTCCATGTTTGATATATCCTCCTTGGCTTCGCTGTAAACTTCGAGGTCTGCATACGGTGGACAACTAAAAAGCATATCTGCCTCCGTTCCTTTTGCTAGGTCTAATATATTCAAACTATCTCCATGCGTCCAAACTGGTTGCAACTCTGTCTTTTTTAAAACTTCCTTTGCGTTTTTCCTGTTTGCAACAACCTGCTCTTTTCTAAGGTCATTTCATACATAATTAAACCCAAGCTTTGCTGCAACAATACCTCTTACAGAGCCACCGGCGAAAGGGTCTAAAATTGTCCCCTCTGCAATTGAAAACCATTTATAACAAATCTCCGTCAATACTGGGTCAAATACTGATGTTCCTGTTTTTGGTTTTACACCATATTTTTCCTCTGAAAATGATGTTGGCAAGCATTCTGCCTCTCTCCCAAGTTCGCTTTCAATACCTATTCCGAGCCACTCCCTTTTCCTTGTTTGCCAGTACCCTTGTTTTGTATCAAGTACACTAAACGGTGGAGCAACAAACATTTCTTGCAAGTTGTTATGTTCTTCCGGCTCTTTTTCTATTTCCTGCAGTGCGTCTGTTGTTATTTCCTCAATCTGCACCCCTCTTATATAATCCAAATTTACAGTCCCAGGGGCTTTTGCCAATAGTTGCTTTTTACCGTCTTCCGTTGCAACTGAATATCTACTATTAAAAACAAATACACATCTAATTGCTTCCTCAATGGTGTCTGCTTTTATGTAAACAACCGGCACTAAATCATCAGCCAGGTAAAAGTCCAATAATGCAAGCTCGTTTAATGCTTTCAATCTTTGGTGTCCGTCCAGGATAAAGTTCTCGTTTTCGTACCATACTTTTATCGGGTCTGTAAAGCTTGTTGTCCTCATACTTGCTGCAAGGTCTGAAATTTCCTTTGCGTTGTTATGGTCTTTGAAATCGCCCTGGAACGCCTGCAGTTCAAGCCTTGGGATAAAATCATTTGTCACTATGTTATTATAAATTTCCATGTGTTTATTTGTTACGTTTTAAATGTTTTTGCTTTTTCTTCCTGGCTTTCCTTGCAGCCAATCTTTTCTTGGTTGCCTTTTTTCTGTGTTCGTTTATGTTGCTTATATCAACCTCGCTATGCTGCAGCTGTGCTTTTAAGTTCGTCACTGCTCTTACTATTGGGCTGTCCCAAAACCAATCCATCATTTGTGTTTTTTGTTACTAAATAAGCTATAAAATCTATCACAACAACAAAGCCAACCTTTTTCCCGGTGTCGGTAAATAGGGTCTTTATTTCTCAATCCAAAATCATTTTATCAATGGTTGGGCGAGTTTTATGCAGTGCCTCTGCAATTTTTACTTTGGTTGTATATATCATGTGTAAAATGTTTCCCAGCAAATACGCTGTATATGTAAAATATTCTTTACATTTTTAGTGTAATAAAAACCAGGTAAAAAACAAATAAAAAAAACACTACTGATGAGTAATGTTTTAGTGATGTTCTAGTTGTGTCGGTTTATGTATAAATCATATATCACAAGAAGTGCCATAATATGTAAGCAATAAACGCTCCCAGGATAATTTGAATTATCTCCGGTATCATTGAGCTAAATTTTGCTCCCCCCTGCAATGCAATAATCTCTTTCAAAAGCAATACGACTGTCCAAAATGTAACAGCTATTGCAAGTATAAAAATTCATATTTCCATAATTGTTTCCATAATTGTTTTTAAAAAGGAATATCTTCTACACTTATATCTCAACTATTATTATTCTCTTTCTTTTCTTCTGGTTTAACCCAAGTATTCAAAGTTGCGTAATGAGTATCTCAATATTGCCCTACTTCTTTTCTCTTA